AACCGAAGAACGTATCGCTACTATAATCTCCCACTTAAGCTAAATATTTATGGACATAAACATAACTGAATTAAAGACAATGAAAGCCAAACAACTTAGGAGATTAGTACAAGAAGCTATCGCTAGCGTTTTAAATGAAGATGCTGCTGCTGATCAAGCAGCACAAGCTGCTAAAAAATCAGCTATAGATAAAGAAATTATTGCTCTTCAAAAGACAAAAGCTGAATTGAGCAAAGAAACATCCCCATTAGCCGAAACAGATATTGATGAAATGGCTCGTATCGCTAAAGGATTTAGATTAGCTGATCCAAATATTGATGCATCTCAATACGCTACTAAGCGTGTAAGTGGAACTTCATTATCTGATGTTATTGAATTTTTCCGTGCTAATCCAGGTGCTGAAAAAACAGCATTACAAGCACAATTTAACTTTGTTCGCCCTCAAATAGCAAACGCAGTAGTAAATGGTTTATTAGATGCTGGTGTATTAGTTAAATTAGGAGCAGGTGGTGAAGAAGAAGCACCAGTAGCACCAGGTGAAACAGCACCAGTACAAGCAACTGAACCAGAAGATATGTTTATGGGTAACGCTGAAAATCCATTATCAATGTATTTTGATAATGAACCAAATGCAGATGGTGATGAAGATTTTAATGATGATGAAGAGCCAACTGTAGATGATATGGAAAAAAGTGATGCACCTGTTAGTAGCATCTCAGACGAAGATTATGAAGCTTGGATGAAATATGGTGAATTAAAACAACGTTTAGATTCTACTAAAAGCAATATTACAAAATTAAGAAAAGGTAGAAGCGGTGGAATGATGGGAGACATATCTGACAAACCATCAACTGAAATACAACGTTTACTTGATTTAAAAGCATCATTGGAAGAAAGAATTGCAGCTTTAGTAGCTACATCTCCATACTTACAAGCTAAGTTAAAGAAAGAAGAACCAGTTGCACCAGCAATTAAGCCTGAAGATTTAGAAGTAGAACCATTAGACGAATGGACAATTAATAAAATGCAATATTACGCAGGTATAAAAAAATAGTATATGAAAAAACTAATATTCCCAATTTTAACATTAGTACTAATTTGTTTCGTTGTATTTGAAAAATGTAGCGATACTGTTAATGATAAAGCATTCAACGCACAGATGGATAGTTTAAACCATGCAAATGATTCATTAAAAATAGTGATTGCTAAAGACGATTCAGTAATTAATGATTTAAATATTCTTGATGCTGAACTGAATGATTTAGTATTGCATCAAAAAACTAAAGTAACAACTGTTATTAAATATGTTGAATCAAAGAAAAACACTATTGATTTAATGCAGGATAATGAAGTAGTACAGTTCTACAATAACCGCTACCCAACTGACACAACATCAACTCCATTAGTAGTAGCTAAACCAGTATTAGTAGCATCAGCAAAAGATTTAGTAGAATTAGATGGCGCTAAAGAATTAATAAAGATTAAAGATACTATTATAGGATTAGATAGTTCTAGACTAGTAGTTAAAGATAGTGTAATATCTAAATATCAATCTAAAGAAGTAAATTTTAAAACTATTATCGGCAACCAAGATGTTCAAATTAAAGGTTGGCAGAAACAATACAACGTTTTAAAATTAGAAAATACAAAACTAAAAGTAAAATCTAAATTTCAACGTATCGCTAGCTACATAATCATTGGTGGTTTAGGATATTTGACATTAGTAAAATAAGTGTGCTACCTTTAGGAACACAACCGTTAAGCATTTTTAGACCAATGCGAAACATGCCCCGCTATAATCTCCGTATTATAGTTCTCTAACCCGACCCCGTAGGTCGGGTTTTCTTTATATATTTATATACATGAGCACTCAACAAGCTAATATAAAAGACATAATAAAGCAGGAATACATTAAATGTGCTATGGATCCTGTATATTTCTTTCGCAAATATGCCTATATATCTCACCCTATTAAAGGTCGTATACTATTTCATTTATACCCATTTCAAGAAGATGTATTAAATGATTTTAGAAATAACAGATTCACTATCATTAACAAGTCTAGACAGCTAGGAATATCAACACTATCAGCTGGCTTTGCCTTGTGGATAATGATGTTTAATAAAGATAAAACTGTGTTATGTATAGCAACTAAACAGGAAACAGCCAAAGGTATGGTTGAAAAAGTACAGTTTATGTACAATAACTTACCTAGCTGGTTAAAAGGAAATGTTAAACCACTTGCCGATAACAAATTATCATTAAGACTAGCAAATAACTCTCAAATTATAGCAACATCCGCCGCATCAGATGCAGGTAGATCGTACGCCGTATCTTTATTACTTATAGATGAGGCTGCGTTTATTGAGGGTATAGATAAAATATACACCAGTATTAAACCAACGATTGCCACCGGAGGTGGTATTATTGCGTTATCATCACCAAATGGCGTTGGTAATTGGTTTCATAGAATGTATACTGAGTCTGAGCAAGGTAAAGGTGATTTTAAAGCAATAAAATTAAGGTGGGATTTACATCCTGATAGAGTAGGAGATTGGGAAGCAACTGAACGAGCGAACATGTCCGCACGTGAATTTGCTCAAGAGTATGATTGTGACTTTTTAGGATCAGGTAATTCATTAGTTGAACCAGACACATTAACATTCTATGAACAAAATTTTATACAAGACCCTATTGAACGCCGTTTTATGGGTGGTGACTTTTGGATTTGGAAGTATTCTGATTATGCTAAGTCTTATATCGTATGTGCTGACGTTGCTCGCGGTGACAGTAGTGATTTCTCTGCATTTCATATCATTGATGTGGAAAGCTGTGAGCAAGTTGCTGAATATAAATCGCAAGTAGATACTCGTACATTTGGTAATATGCTAGTATCAGTAGCAGCTGAATACAATAACGCTTTACTAGTAGTAGAAAATGCAAACATAGGATGGGATGTTATAAATACTATCATTGAAAAAGGATACCAAAACCTACATTATTCTCCTAAAATACATGGTGATATTAGTGCTGATAAATGGATATCTAAAATGGAAGCTGAACAAACAGTTCCTGGATTTACTACATCAGTAAAAACAAGACCACTTGTTATTTCAAAGATGGAGTCATATATTCGAGATAAGCATTTTATATTTCATTCTAAAAGATTATTAGAAGAATTACGTGTATTTGTTTGGATAAATGGTAAAGCACAAGCACAAAACGGATATAATGATGATTTAGTAATGGCTCTAGGAATGGGATTGTTTACTCGCGATACAGGAGTTAAATATCATATGCAAGGTCTAGATTCAGCTCGTGCAGCATTATCTGGAATATCTAGAACAGGTGGTGGAGTAAGTGATGTACCAACAATGCCTAATGGCACACCTAACCCATATCAAATGGAAACAGTATATGGTGTTGAAGACTTAACATGGATGTTAAGCTAATAAATATTTATTGATATAATAAAAACATATAATGGCAGAACAACAAAACGATCCCGGCTTATTTGGTAAACTTAAACGCCTATTTTCCACGGATGTGATTATACGCAATGTAGGTGGAAACCAATTAAAAGTTGTAGACGTTGATAGAATACAAGCCTACGGTAATATAAAAACAAATGCCTTAATAGATAGATTCACTAAGTTACATCGCTACGGAGCTAATATGCCGTATAACCCAACGATGAACTACCAAACACTCCGTATTCAGTTATATACTGACTATGAAGCAATGGATACAGAATCAATCATTGCATCAGCATTAGATATTATCGCAGATGAAGCAACATTAAAAAATGAAGCGGGTGAGGTAATACAGATTAGAAGTGCTGACGAAAATATTCAACGTATACTATATAATCTATTCTATGACGTATTAAATGTAGAATTTAATTTATGGATGTGGATTAGAAATATGTGCAAATATGGTGATTTCTATTTACATATGGAAATTGCTGAGAAATTTGGTATATATACAGTAACACCATTATCAGTATATGATATGGTTCGTGAAGAAGGTATGGATCCTCAAAACCCATCATACGTTTGCTTTAAGATTGACCCAATGGTTATTGCCGCTGGTGGAATTAATAGTAGAGTTAAAGATAGAGATGGTAAAATTAAATTTGAAAACTACGAAATAGCGCATTTCCGCTTATTAACAGATGCTAACTACTTACCCTATGGTAGAGCATATATAGAACCAGCACGTAAAACGTATAAACAATACGTACTAATGAAAGATGCGATGTTATTACATCGTGTTACTCGTGCCCCAGAAAAGCGCGTATTCTATATTGATATTGGTAATTTACCTCCAAATGAGGTTGATGGATACATGGAGAAACTAAAGAATAAAATGAAGAAAACTCCATTCATTGATCACAGAACAGGTGAATATAACTTACGTTATAATGAAATGAACGTAATGGAAGATTTCTATATTCCACAACGTGGCGCTAATAGCAATACCAAAATTGATACAATTAAAGGCCTTGAATATAACGCTATTGAGGATGTGAATTTCTTACGTGATGAAATGTTAGCTGCTCTTAAGGTACCTAAAGCATTCTTCGGATTTGAAAAAGATTTAACAGGTAAAGCTACATTAGCCGCTGAAGATATTCGTTTTGCTCGCACTGTTGAACGTATTCAACGTATTGTATTATCTGAATTATATAAAATGGCATTAGTGCATCTATATACTCAAGGATATGATGGTGAATCATTAAGCAACTTCGAATTAACATTATCCACTCCATCAATTATCTACGAACAAGAAAAAGTAGCATTATGGAAGGAAAAAATTGCACTAGCTAAAGACATACAAGATAGTAAATTAATGCCATCTGATTGGATTTACGATAAAGTATTCCAATTCAGTGAAGATCAATATGAACAATACCGTGATCTAGTAGCTGAAGATATGAAACGTACATTCCGCTTCTCACAAATTGAGAATGAAGGTAACGATCCTGCTAAGTCAGGTAAATCATATGGCACACCACATGATCTAGCTTCACTATATGGTAAAGGTAGAAATGGTGTTGGTAATACAGGAGCTATACCTCCAGGATATGATGAAAAAGTACCAGTTGGTCGCCCTAAAGAAAAAGCATCTATCGTTGGTACACAAAACGATCCATTAGGTAAAGATAGATTAGGCGCTGGTGAAAATGCTACGTTATACACTGCAAATATACCTAGCGAAACAGGTACACCAAAAGGTGGTTCACCACTAGCATTAGCTGAATCGTATAGATACAAAGATATGTTGAAGCAAATCCCTAGAGGTGAAAAACAAATAATATTTGAAGCCGAGCAAGAATCTACATTGCTAGACGAAGGAAATATTAAGAACATATAACAATTACATATTTATAGATAGTGTATACTATTCAATTATGAAAATAAAGCATAACAAATTTCGTAATACAGGCATATTATTTGAATTACTAGTGCGCCAAATCGCATCAGACACTGTGTCTGGTAAAGATTCAGCCGCTATCGAATTAGTTAAAAAATATTTTAGCAAATCCGAACTAGCAAAAGAACATAAACTGTATCAAGCATTAGTTAATTCAAAAGCATTAACTGAGAGCAAAGCTGAATCATTAATCAATGTAACTCTTGAAATATCATCTCGATTAAATAAATCTGCGCTTCGCAAAGAAAAATATAATATTATTAAAGATATTCGTGAGTCTTATGACTTAACAGAATTCTTTAAATCTAAAATCAATAACTATCCGCAATACGCGGCAGCATACAGTTTGCTTGAGGCTCACAATTCATTAGAATTTGTTGAGCCATCTCAAGTTATTGAAAATAAAGTAACTTTACTTGAATATATTTCCCGTACTGAAATTAATAAGGCCGAAGTAAAAGATCGCGTTTTAGAAGAATACGCTAGTATGGATAAAGGTACACGCATATTAGTATACAAAATATTATTGGAAAAATTCAATAGTAAGTATAACAATATGTCTGATGCTCAAAAAACAGTATTGAAAGAATATATCAACAACATATCTAATACAGTTAAATTAAGAGAATTTGTTAATGATAGCTTCGCTGCTATTAAATTAGATTTAACTAAACTTAACAAATCAGTAACAGATAAGACTACTCAGATTAAAATTCATGAAGTAGCTAATTTGTTAATCCCATTAGAGAAAAATCAAAACGTAAAAGACGATAATATTATCGCTTTATTACAATTCCATCAATTAGTATCTGAATTAAAATCTATTAAATAATGACAAAAGAACAATTATCAAGTTTTATTAGAGGAATATTAAATGAAGATGCAACAAGCTCTCCAACAGCACCCACAGCAGCACCCGCAGCAGCGGCACCCGTAGCAGGAGCTAAACCAGGAGCTAAACCAGCAGCTGTACCAGTTAAACAAACATCGGATGTTGCTGGATTAACAAAAATAATATCTTCAAATACCTCATTATTAAATAAATTAAAAACAGTTAATAATGGAAAAGAGGTAACTGAAACTCTTACATTTATATTGAATAATATTAACCCTAAAATATCAGGTGTGAATAAAGCAGCTCTTAAAGCTCTTATAGATCAAAGATTTAAATAATGGCTGAACTTAACACATATGGTGATTTAAAAAGAGTTATTAAAAGTATTTCTCTTAAACAAAAAGGAGAAAAAATAGTATCTCAAGGTAAAGAATTTGTAGTAGATCAATTATTAGGCCTAATACCAGGAGCGTCAAATGCTAAAACAACATTTGATTTTATAAAAGCAGCATTCAAAAAACCAGATACTAAAAAAACAAATACCTGGCTAGACAAATTAGATATAGACGATGAAATGTCAGCCATTGTTGATGATACAGTAGAAAATGGGTTTATGCAAGCAATGTCCGCTTCTATAGAAGCAGAACCTGATGATAAGCCATTAGAGCCTGATTTTAACATGAATGCTAAAATGATTAACTACTTAAAAGAAAAATATGGAGGTCGCTCTATAACAGGAATAAAAGAAAGTATAGGTATTAACGAATATATCAAACAGATGGTTCGTGAAATGTTGGATGAAGAATCAACATCTGGCGATGCGGGTGCTTATTTAACACCAAAAGCATTTGCTAAAAAAGGACAAGGCAAAAACGCCGCTACTAAAGCAGCTGAAAAGCAAGGCTTTAAAGTAGCACCTGAAGGAATGCCAAGCGATTCTAAAGTAAAAGATTATAAAGCGATTTGGGGTAAGAAGAAAAAATATAAAATATATACATCTGAAAATATGAATGAATTAGAAATGAAAAAAGGTAAAAGGTTTATACCTCCTACCTTTCCATTTAATGAAAAATTATTAGAACCATTTGAATTATCTAAGACAAAAGAGCCAGTTAGATTATTTAAGTTAGTTTCTAAAGGTGAAGAATATATATTATTAGCATCACCATTTGTTAAAAATGCTTTAGAATCTATCGAACGTGGTAGAGGTTCACTTGAAAAAGACAGACAAGCATCATTTAACTATACTGCTAATTTAGCTAATTATCTAAAAGATAATTTAAATCAAATGGCAAGAGTAGCTATTAAGAAATACCTACAAAATGCTAAACCAGGACCAGGCGGATATTTTCCTATTAATTTAACCGTTACTAAAGGTAAAAATGGTGAATTATTAATTAAAAATCCCGTATTTGATACATCAAGTGATATAGCATCACCAAAATATGAATCAATACAAGATATCATTAAGCAAGAATTAATTAACGAAGCAACATACAGTAAATTTAAAAAAGATATATCTTACCGTTCTAAAACTGAAATGCTACATAAAGGCATTAAAGAAGTAAAACGTAAATTAGCTGAAATTGATCGTATTGTAGAATATACATCACGCATGAAACAAGAGTTAAGCGAAGGTGAAGAAGGTATTAAATATTGGAAAGCTACAGTAAATAATGTAACTCAAATATCAGAAATGGTAAACACACTAAACGAAAAAATTAAAAACTTATATCAATAATGGCAAACATACCAGTAAACGGAGGAGGAGCATTTTTATTTGCAGGTCAATCAATAACAGGATCATTCGGAGGAATGGTTGCTTTATCAACAGGATCTTTATTAGCTCCTACAGGATCACAGATCGTAGGATTAAAATATATCAACGGATATACAGTAACTAATCCTGGAGTTAATCCAACATACACACCCGCTGAAACTACTATTTCAACCGTGTTTAATTTAAATCCGGGTACTAAATTAGAATTAATAATTACTTCTTGCAGTTTAGCTGCTGGTAGTGCACCTGTATTTTTATATAGTTAAAATAAATAATAATGGCAAAAGCTAAATCATTAGGAGATGCTCATAAAGTAAGTTTCGGCGTGCGTAAGAAAGGAGCAGCAAAAAAAGCATATAATAAACACACACCAAGACCTAAAAAATATCAAGGACAAGGCCGATAAAACAATAACTAAGCATGAAAAGTATTAAAAATCAATACATCGATTTACAAGAAGGCAAAATGTCTCAAGCGCAATTCTTGCGTAATGTACGTTTAAATATGCCTCAGTATGTAACTAACGTAACATCATTTGGTGATACAATTAAGATCCTTAAAAATAAAGGCATCTTATCTGAAGCTGATATTAAATATAAAGACGGTAAAGATATGTATGCTCAATTTAAAGAAATTGACAACTTAAACGGCCAAGAATATAAAACCGGTATTGCTGTAGAGCATGGTTGTAACCCAGATAAAACAGAAGAAGAAATTATAAAAATAGTAGTAAAGAATCTTAAAAAGAATCCTTTCTATTATACTGACTATAAAATGTCTGGTGTTGCTGGATACGAACCTGAATATATAGGTGGAAAATCAGCTGAGCCAAACGCACGTCAAATGAAACCAGTGGAAAAAGATAATGCTGTTGATAAAGCAATGGGTATGAAGTCGGTTAAAGGATTTGAAAATGCTAAAGCATCATCTAATAAAGCTAAAAAAGAAACTAATAAAGGTGAAAACACAGAAATTATGTCACTTATCGCTAAAACGGTTCGTGGATTAGTTAAAATGGATGCTACAGGTGAAAAAGTTAAAAAAATTATAGTAAAAGAAGGTACTAACTTAAACGAAGGTCCTCTTGGAACTCAATTATTAAGAAAAGCAGATGCTGCTCTTAAAGCAGGTCAAACAGTAACAGTACTAGGAAAACCTATTATGAAAATAGTTGTTCCTGCAGGCGCTTTATTTCCTGCTGATGGTGGTCCATCATTTAGACTCAACAATTTAGAAGATCCATTACAAGATATTTTAATTGATGGTAATGAAATTGAATTAGATTTACCAGCACCACAAGCACCATATGTTGATACAAGAACACCAGAAGAAAAAGCAAAAGAGGAAAGAGATTGGGCTAACCGTTACGGACCAGGTGGTGGATATGATACTCCAATGGGTAGACGTACATTTGATGAAGCTATGGATAATTTAAATAAAGTACCTACTATCGTTAAAGCTAAAAGAAATGGAGATGGGATTATAGCTTTACTCTTAAGTGATGGAACTGAATTGGAAGTTAGTGGCGGTGGCTTAGAAGGTATTTACGGTGGTGATTCTGATAATTTAGATTATTATATTGGTAAAAAATGGGATCAAGATCAAGATGGTGATGATTATGAACCAGATATGGATGCTGATTACGAAGAACCAAACTATGATTTTGATATGGCTGAAGATAAAATGGAAGAAGGTGGTTACAGAGGAAATCTATATAATGATCTTATTGACAGACTTAAAGAAAAAGGTATTTCAAGAGATCATATGAATCAAGGTAAGTATATCAACGATGTTGCAAAAGCAATGACAGCGGTAGGCTATTCTGATAGAGAAATTATTAACTCTATAATCAACGATCAAGACTTCCTTCCAGATCTTATGCAAGCAACCAAAAGTGTTAAAATTGATACTGGAGACTTTGACGATCGTGATACAGATGATGAAGATCAATATACAGATAGTAGCAGTAGTAAATATTATGACGACGATTATAACAATATGGAAGAAGGTGGTTACAGAGGAAACCTATATAATGATCTTGTTGACAAACTTAAAGAGAAGGATATTGTATACGATCCTACAATGCGAAATAAGTTTATTAAAGTTGCTGCAGATACAATGAGGGAGGTAGGCTATCCAAATGGAGAAATTAAGAACTCTATAGTCTACGATGAAGATTTTATTCCAGATCTTATACAGGCAATTAAAAAAAATGATTCTGAAGACGATGACGACGATTATAACAATATGGAAGAAGGTATGGGTGATACATTAGAACAAGCAAAACAATATATTGCTTCAAACCCAACATTAAAATCAGCTGATATTAAGCTACAAAAAAGTGGAGACGACGTTATATTATCATATAATTACTGGAGCCCATTAACACCTGCAGTTGCTGCCGCATTAGAAATGCAATTTAATTTTGAAGAAGGTCAAGTAGATGGTGGTGGTGAAGATAAAGATAAAATCTACTACACATTATCTCCAAAATATACATCTCCAAACGTTGGTGTTGGTTTACAATCAATGGAAGAAATGATTCGTAAAATCGTAAGAGAAATGTTTGACGGAATGGAACCAATGGTTCGTACAGGAATGGACGCTTAATAAATAATAACAATGAGCAAACAACTATTAATAGATCATACACCATTTAACGTAGCAAAACTAACACTAACCGAAGCTAAATCAGCAGGTGGTAGAATGCGTGTTAAAGGTAAATTACAAGAAGCTGAGCAAAGAAACGGTAATGGTCGCGTTTATCCAATGGAAATACTTAAAAAACAAGTAGAAATTTACATTAAAGGACCAATCGCCTCTAACACCGCTATGGGCGAATTAGATCACCCCGAAGCAGCAATCGTTAACTTAAATAACGTATCACACAATATCAAACGCATATGGTGGGAAGGTAATGATTTGATGGGTGAACTAGAATTACTAAATACACCATCAGGTAAAATTGCCCAAGAAATTGTATCAGCAGGAATACCATTAGGTATATCATCTCGCGGTATGGGTTCAGTAAAACAAATTGGTGAGTCAGTAGAAGTACAAGAAGATTTTGAATTAGTATGTTGGGATTTGGTTTCATTACCATCAACACCTGATGCATATATGAGATTATCTGAAGGTAAAGAAATGCCATCAACAAAAGATTATAGTAAAGTAGGCGCTTTAATAACTGAAATTATTTGCACACACACTGGTGTATGTGCATTATGTTAATATTTATATAAAATAAAATAAAATGACACAATTAAACGAAATTAAAAGAATGCAGAAATTAGCTGGTCTTATTTCTGAATCACAATTGAATGAAGCTAAACAATTTAGTATCCCTGATATTTTAAAGGGAAATCATATTCGAAGTAATGATCCTAATAATACTATTGAAGATTATAAATCAGGTATGAAAGTTGCAATGAATAAGTTTTACGGTAGTAAAGAAGATTTAGACCAATCATACGGTACTGTAACAGGCATGTCAGGGGGAAAAATACAATTTAAAAAATTAAATGGTGAAGAATCATCTATCGATCCTGCAGACTTAGTTATCGTTACAGGACAAGCTACTGAATCACAAGCAGAATCACTTGATCAAACAATAGACGAAGCTTTAGAAGCACACCGCAAACAAAAATAATATGCAATATATTAACGAAGCAAAACGCTGGCAAAAGTTAGCTGGTATCATTACTGAAGAAACAGCACCTGTTGAAGATGCAGTAGCTAATAAAGATGCAGAAATAGCATTAAAACAAGCATTATCTATCTTACAATCAGGTGAAGATTCAGTTCAAGTATCACCACAAGACGGTGAATTAGACGAGTCATTAACATTAGGATTGATTGCTGGTGCTCCAGGATTAATAAGCTTAGCTGGTAAAGCAGTAAATGGTATCGCTAGTGTTTTCCAAAAAGATAAAAAACAAGGTACAGTAGTAGGAGATGCCCTTAAAAATTGGGGTCATAAATTAGAAGGATCTTACATAACTGTAATTGGAACTATATTACAAAAATCATTCCCTAAAGCATATGCTGGACAGGATGTTGAGGATAAAGCTACTCCATTATATAAAGCAGCACATGCCGTATATGGTGCTATGTTAATAGCAGCAGCAGTATCAAGCGGATTAGGTGCCCTAGAAGCACATAGTGCAATCGCAAGTGGATTAGAAGGTGGTTTATCCGCATTTAAATCATCAGAAGTGATAGGAATTGCTCAAAAAATAGCAGCAGTATAATACCACTCTTTATATAGAATATATTGATCGACGCCTCCCATAAGGAGGCGTTTCGCTTTTCGCGGTTTTACATATCTGCATATATTTATGACCAGCCTACAATAGCTACCCACATATAATCCTCATGGTAGCTCGGCATTTTATAAACCCCACTATTAAGATTCCTAATAATCTTACTTCCCTAAAATAAATTTAAGGAGAAAATTACAATGAGTACAAACAAAGAATTGTTCAAAGAAGCAATCGCTGACGCTAAAGCTGTCCGCGAAGCTGCGTTAGCAAACGCAAAAGCTGCCCTTGAAGAAGCCTTAACTCCAAAACTTCAATCTATGTTAGCTGCAAAGTTACAAGAAATGGAGTATGAAGAAGAAGGTGCAATGGGTGGTTACACAGATGAAAATCTGGATGAATACGGAATGGAACACCCAGATAGAGATATGGACGGAGACGGAGATATCGATGCTGATGATGCTTCCATGATGAAAGAAGATGACATGGAAGAAGATTTTGATTTATCTGAAATCTTAGCTGAACTAAATGAAGCTGATGAAGAAGAAGCTGATGAAGAAGAAGCTGATGAAGAAGAATCTGACGAAGACATGAACGTTGCTGATATGTCTGTTGAAGAATTAACTGATCTTATCAAATCAATCGTTAACCAAGAGTTAGAAGCTGAAGAAGCAGAAACAATGGATGACGAAGAAGCTGAAGAAGATGATATGGAAGTTGGTGCTGAAATGGATGCTGTTAGCGATGAAGATGAAATCGATTTAGAAGAATTATTAGCTGAATTAGATGCTTTAGGTAAAACTGAAGAAAAAGAAGATGAAGCTATGTATGAAGCTAAGAAGAAAAAAGACGAAAAAGAATTAGAAGAAGCTATGCGCACTATTCAAACTCTTCGTAAAGAAATGAACGAAGTTAACTTGTTAAACGCTAAGTTACTTTACGTTAATAAAATCTTCAAAGCTAAGAATTTAACTGAATCACAAAAATTAAAAGTTATTGCATCATTTGATAAAGCAACTAACGTTAAAGAAGCTAAAGTAGTATTCGAATCATTGAATAGTGCTCTACAAGCCCCAGCTAAAAAAGCAATAAAAGAATCTTTTGGATTCGCTTCAAAAGCAACTGGTGTAGCTCAAAATAGAACAATAGTTGAATCAAACGACGTTATTACACGTATGCAAAAACTTGCAAACATTATTAAATAACAAACAAACAAAATTTTTTTAAAATGAACGTACAACAATTATTAGAATCATCAAACCAATATAAAACGGTTTCTGATGATGCTAAAAAACTTAGCTCTAAATGGACTAAGTCTGGCCTTTTAGAAGGCATTAAAAGCGAGAATGATCGCAATACTATGGCTATGTTGCTTGAAAACCAAGCTAAACAATTAGTAACTGAAGCTTCTGCTACAGGCGGAGCTGCTGGTGTAGCTGGTGCTGCATACGGTGCTGAAGGATGGAACGGAGTTGCTTTACCATTGGTTCGCCGTGTATTCGGTGAAATCGCTGCTAAAGAATTCGTTAGCGTACAACCAATGAACTTACCTTCAGGTCTTGTATTCTATCTTGATTTCAAATATGGCACTGGGGTTAGACCTTTTACTTCTGGTGGTTCTTTGTATGGTGCTAACGCAACTACAAACGTAACTGATATCGCTTCTGCTTCATTATATGGTGCAGGTAGATTTGGTTATTCAATCAACCAATTTTCAGCTTCTATAAGTGCTGCTTCAACTGGTTCTACTACATGGGCTGATTTCAACTTTGATTCTGATTTTTCAGCTTCTGCTGCTGCTGCTACTTTCAAAAAGGTTACTGTTGCTTTGCCATCTAACGCAGATACAAATGCAGTTCGTTCTTTCACAATTGCTTCTGGTTCAGCTGGTGCTTTCATAGCTCCTACAGATGCTTTAACTGCATTTACAACTATTTCTAATAGTTCTGCTTCATTCATCGTTCCTTCTACATCTGTAGCGGCTGCTGGTGGTGCTGTATTGTTAGGTGGTGTTACATTATTTTTTAGTGTTGCTCCTGCTGCTAACCTTCGTGGTGATTTTGAAGATCAATCAGTTGCTGGTGGTGCTGGTGCCGTTAATGGTAATGGTGGTTATCCAAATGCTCAATCTGCTACTCAAATTGCTATTCCAGAAATTAACGTTCAGTTAAAATCTGAAGCAATCGTTGCTAAAACTCGTAAGTTGAAAGCACAATGGACTCCAGAATTCGCTCAAGATTTAAACGCTTACCATAGTGTTGATGCTGAAGCTGAATTAACTGGTATCTTATCTCAATACATCTCTATGGAGATTGATTTGGAATTAATGGATATGTTGATCCAAAATGCATTCACTGTTGATTTTTGGTCAGCTCAGAATAACGTAACTGTTACTGCTGCTGGTGTAGTTGCAAATGCTGCTGCTCAATCATTCTACAATACACAAGGTGGTTGGTTCCAAACTTTAGGAACTAAATTACAGAAAGTTAGCAACAAAATTCATCAGTTAACATTACGTGGTGGAGCTAATTTTATAGTAGTTTCTCCAACTGTATCTACAGTTTTGGAATCAATTCCAGGATTTGCAGCTGATGGAGATGGCGATAAGATGGAATACAATTTCGGTATCCAAAAGATCGGTAGCTTAAACAGCCGTTACAAAGTTTACAAAAATCCATACATGACTGAAAATGTTATCTTGATGGGTTATAAAGGTGCTCAGTTCTTGGAGTGTGGTGCAGTATTTGCTCCTTATGTTCCATTGATCATGACTCCGTTATTGTATGATCCAACTACATTTACTCCACGTAAAGGTCTTATGACTCGTTACGCGAAGAAAATGATCAGACCGGACTACTACGGAAAAGTTTATGTTAGTGGTTTGAATACTATCTAATATAGATTAATATAATTAGCCCCGTAAGGCTTAAATTAGAAAACCCAAGTCGCAAGGCTTGGGTTTCTTTTTGCATATTTATAAGAAACAAATCATATATTATGTCTACGCAACAAGATGAAAAGTTTAAACAAAAGAAAGTTTTAAAAAACGAAATTAAATATCAAATCCAACTAAACGAAGAACAAAAAGAAGCAAAACGATTAATACGAGAAAACCAAATCGTAATAATAACAGGTAGAGCAGGTTGTGGTAAATCATTAGTATCAGCCCAAACCGCACTCGATTTCCTATTTAAAAAAGAATGCGAAACAATACATGTCACTCGCGCTGCTGTAGAAGTAGGCCACTCATTAGGATTCCTACCAGGTAGTTTAAATGAAAAATTTGATCCATATCTTGAAGCGTTTCAAGAAAATTTAATTAAATGCTATGACAAAGTTAAAATTGACCAACTTATCACTGATAAAAAAGTTATCGCTCTCCCTGTCCAGTTTATTCGTGGAAAAACAGTGGATGATGTGCTCGTGGTTGAAGAAGCTCAAAACCTTACTAAAGCAGAAATGCTAGCCATATTAACCAGACTTGGTAAGAATGGTAGAATTATCGTAAATGGCGATAACGAGCAAAAAGACATTAAAGATGAATTTAATGGTCTATCGTACATCATTGAATTATCCAAAAAGATTGAAGAAATCAAATGGATTAAATTAAAAACCAACCATAGATCTGATATAGTAGGTAAGATATTAGATTATGAATATGGTAAATAGCGCTAGTTTTATTATATTTATACGTGTTAAATACTAGTTAAACAATGGCAATTAATTTAAGAGACTTATACGACCAGTATGGTGGTAATCCGAATAAACTTTCTCCAGTAAAAGGTAACTGTCCATTAGGATATTACGTTAATGATCCTGAATTTACTAATGATGCATTAGGTGCAGCTAGATTCGTAGCACAGCGTTTAGGTGTTACTGGCCCTCAATATAATTTTGCAACTAAAAAATTTAAGGCAAGCCCAGCAACTCTTAACATTACTGACTTAACAGTATATGCTGCGTTTGAAGAAGCAGTTACTACATATGGTAATTTAGTATACCAATATAAAATTAGAGATAACTATATTAATATAGAAGGATCAGATACATTACCATTTTTCCATAATCTTATTTCATATGTTAAAAGTACAGAAGTAGGATCACCTGTAACATGGTCTGTTGCTAGATTAGCAACATGGGCTGAAGTGGATTTTGATCCTGCTTATTCACAATCAATAGCAGATGGTGAAATATTTACAATTTCATCATCAGTAGCAGATTATGTTGCTCCAAATCTTGACTTAATTAAGTCTTTTAACTTAGGAGATTATACATCAGGTTCAGGTGCAGCTGCTAAAGATATAAGCCTAAGTACATTTGTTTATAATCAATTTAATTCAGTAGGAGGAGCTACAGTTTATACTCCTTTCTATAATCCAAATAGTGGTTCATTTAACTTTTCAGCATTTACTAGCAATAATAGTATATTTAGTGTTACAGGTAGTAATAGCGTTGCTATACAGTTTAAAGTTACCGAATCCGTACCTCCTAATACACTAACAACATATTTCGTAGGTACTGGAAGTTCAGCGGCTGATACTGCTAATAACATATCAAATGTACTTACAAGCGTATCATTTGGCACATTTGGTACACTTATATCAGTAGTAACGCAATCCGCGTCTACTATACTAAGTTTTACATCGTCTTTATCAGCATATGATATTACTAATTTTAAAATTAATACTACATCTATATTTTCAAATGTAACCTCTGGTTCAGTACCATCAGTTCCAAAAGGTAATTCACATATATACTTTCGCACAACATCAAAAAGAATAGCAGGAGGAACTGATTTATTTATATCAGCCTCTGTAACACAATCTATTCCTACAGTTTATATTCAATCTAATATTAATCCTGCTTTAAATAATAAATTATTAAGTAATAACTTAACAACTATTACAACACGTATATCTTCAGATTATGGAGCAGAAGCGGGAGTTGGTGGTAGCTATGATATAAAGAAAGGAGTATTAAATATGTCTGCTAGCGTTCAAACTTATGATCTTAATGCTTGGGCTGCAGATTCAGCATCATTAGATAATGGTGATATTATAGAGGTTAGAAAAATATTTTATGAAGAAGAACCAGCAATTGTAAGATATTTTGATCCATATGCTGGTACAGGTACTGGTATTCAATCATTACTTGAAACATTTGGCTTTGGTCAGATGTCTCCTGGTATTAACTTTATGTTGATGCCTATATTCTTTGATGTTCAGAAAGTTCAAGCAATTGAATTGAATGATCAGATAAGAAAAGCAGCATATTCCTTTGATCTGCAAAATAACCAACTTAGAATATTCCCTATCCCAACACACGATCGTAAATTATTCTTTGATTATGTTTCTTTAAAGCAAAAGAGCCAAATAGTAAGGGATACAAGAACAAACGTTGTAACAGATATAATGAATGTTCCATATAGAAACCCTATATATTCTAATATTAATGCTGTAGGTAGATTATGGATTCTTAAATATACTTTAGGACTATGTAGAGAGATTGAAGCACACATTCGTATTCAATCAGCTAACTTAAGTATTTCTGGTGTTGGTCCATTACAAGGTAATGAATTAATAGCAGATGCTAGAACAGAAAAAGAAAATTTAATTAATGAACTGAAGGAAATGTTAAATGAAGTATCACGTAAATCACAACTAGAGCGTAAGCAAATGGAAGCCGGATTTACACGCGATACATTAATAAACATCCCAGCAACAATTTATATAATGTAATATGTTCAATAATCTCGGTATAGTAAAATTTTTTCCATGGACAGAAGGAGGAGGAGGAATTGGCGGAGGACCAGAATTTGAAGGAGGTGGAACAGATGTTGATCTTCCAATAGACTCAGGTGGTCCACCAGGTGGAGGTGAAGGAGATGGTGGAGGAATAGGTGGTGGAGGTGGTGGTGCTGGAGATGATGCACTAACAACTGCTGTTGACTACATGAATATGGATGTAAAGTATTTTAAGATTAATCTTGAAAGTACTAAAACTAACATGTATGGTGAGGCATTAGAAAAATGGTATTATCCACCATTAGAAGTAAAATGTATAATTGAAAGAGCAGAAATAATTAATGGAGATGATGAATTTGGTGTAACAGTTAGCAATGATATAGTAGTTAAAATACCAAGAAGTTCATTAGAGACATATGGTTTCTTTCCTGAAGTAGGGGATATAGTAATGGATAGAGAAAAAATGTATGAAATAAATAGTATTGACCAAAACTTTATTACTCTTCCTGGAGGAACAGGAGCACAGTCTACAACAGGTGATACTGCTGGTGTTACTATATTATTTATTTTAAAAGGATACTTAACAAGAATAACAAAACTTAATTTAATAGAATATTACCAATGATAAAGTTAACAGATTTATTGTTAGAAGCAACAAACTTATTCAAAACAGATGTTTTGATTAAGACAGCAGCTGACGTAAATAAAGTAGAAATATACAACCAAATCAGAGCAATTCAAGGTGTAGTTGTAATGACTATAGAACAAAGTGAATATTTAGATGGTCAAGCAACAGATAGATTTGAATACTCATTATTACATATTAAATATTTAGTAACAGCTGACCCTAAAACAGACATTGATAGAATTAAAACTGATTGCCTAGTAACAACTAGAATACCAGGATTACTACAATTTATTCCAAGATATCAAACCGCAAAACAACTAGGAAAATATTAATACAATGATTAAATTAGCAGACATAATACAAGAACTAGGCGTACCTACAAACATATATGCTCAAGGAGCAAATCCAACACCAGATGATGAATTCATAAAAACTGGTATGAGAATGAGTAAACCAACAGTAGATCCTGAGACTGGAGCTTCATCATCAACAGTAGAATATTTACCTCCATTTGAACAAGTACGTAGAGATGTTCTTAAAATGCGTAAAGAATTTCAACCATTTAAATTTTCCTCCAATCCAGATATTGCAAAAGTATCTAAAGATATCAATACCCACCTTACACAAGTTAGCCAATTAATTTTTGCTTTAGACAAAATGGTTGAATTACAAAGAAAAGGATAATAATGAGAGAAAGAAAACCAATACCTAAAAACGCCCTTGAAATATCACAAGAGCAAATTAATCCATACTTATCTAATTTAGGTAAGCCGGTTAGTGAGCAACATGCGTTTGCACATAATCGTGGTACGGATTATTCTGCTAAAGGAGAAAAAGTAAAGGATATTAGTATTGGTTTAGAAGATATAGATAATGCTATAATGCATTATTTTGATAATTACATTAAACCAACAGTTATTCAAGATGGTAATAGAATGGCTGTTAGAACAATATATGGTAGTCCTGAACGCTGGAAATCAATTCAAGCAGATGGTTTCTACAGAGATGGAAATGGTCATGTAATATTACCTTTAATAGTAATTAAACGTGATAATGTTGAAAAAACTAGAGGTTTAGGTAATAAAATAGATGGCAATACAGTTGCATTATATCAAACCGTAGGTTCATCTTACAATGCTAGAAATGCATATGATAAATTTGATATAATAAATAATAGAATACCATCTAAGCGCTACTATCTTAGTACAGTACCAGATTATGTTACATTAACATATAGCTGTATTATATTTACTAACTTTGTAGAACAAAATAATAAGATTGTAGAAGCAATTGAATTTGCTTCTGATTCATATTGGGGTGACCCAGCACGTTTTAAATTTAGAGCAAGTATTGATTCATTCGCTACAACAGTATCAATAGAAAATGGTGCTGATAGAATAGCAAAATCAACATTCAATATTAAAGTAAGTGGATATATAATACCTGATACTATAAATAAAGATTTAGCAACAATTCGTAATAAATTCTATACTAGATCACAAGTAATATTTGATTTAGAAGTTATAGATACAGCAGGTGTAGTAACAAATGTAGATAGATTAAAGTTTGCTAATAAAGAACCAGCAACTAATTCAGCAGGTTCAACATCATTTATCGGTGGTGGAATTAATGTACTTAATAGTACTTTCATCTCTCCAAATTTAAATACAGCAGAAGTAGCATATTTAAATACTAATACTATTAAAACAGCAAATACAGTAACTACATCAACAGCAATATTTACAAGTGCAGCATTGCTACAACCTCCAGTAGGTTCATTACTACCTCCAACATCAGTAAGTAACTTTGCATTCTTTGTAAATGGTATCAATGTAGGATCTTCATTAGTAACTATTACAGAGGCAGGAGGAAATGTAACATTATCGTTTAATACAGCAGGAATGGGATATATATTATCATCAACGGATGAAGTAATTGCTGTTGGTAAATTTCAATAAACATGGCACTAATTAGACTAGAACAAATATTATCCAATTTAACCTACAACTCAGGAAGTAACATACTAACTGTATCTGGTTCACTTAATACCAAACAAACCAATCCAACTTATCCATCCCTAACTGTATCAGGTTCATTCCACGTTGTAGATTCTCCAGGTGTTGAAAGTGGTTCATATAATGGCAATTCAATAGACGGAGGGACATTTTAATTGATATTTATACGGGACTTATATAAGTCCTAGTATCAAAGATACATATCTTTTAAATTGATCCATAAATATGTCTGTTAAAATTGAACTGAAGCGCAGCTCTGTCCCAGGTAGAGTTCCTACAACATCCTCACTTAACTTAGGTGAAATTGCTTTAAATACTTTCGATGGTAAAGCATACATCAAAAAAGATAATGGCACCGCTTCTATTATAGAATTAGGATCTTCATCCGGTTCTTACACAGGCTCTTTTAATGGTTCTTTTACTGGATCTTTTAGTGGATCATTTACAGGTTCTTTAATTGGAACATCATCATACGCTATAAGTGCATCTTATGCTAGAACATCTTCTTATGCTGTAAGCGCTTCTAATGCAAATACATCATCTTATGCCGTAAGTTCATCATATGCCGTAACATCTTCATATGCTATATTATCCTCTACAGCTTCATATGCTATATATGCTGAAACATCTTCATATGCTACTAATTTTAATGTATCAGGTAATTTAACAGTAGGAGGTACTGTAACAGCACAAACACTCAATGTACAAACAATTACATCATCTGTAATTTATAGTAGCGGATCAAATGTATTTGGCAATAATTTAAGCGATACTCAACGATTAACAGGGAGCGTTACAATTACTGGTTCTCTAGCAGTTAACGGCTCTAACGTCATTTTAACTAACCAGACAGCATCAATGTCTGTGTTAACATCATCATATGCTGTAAGCTCTAGCTATGCTATGAGCGCATCTTTAGCAATAACATCATCGTATGCACACACAGCATCATATGCTAACAATGCATCAACTGCAGCTTCAGCATCATATGCTACTACTGCATCCTATATCTTAAATGCAGAAAGCGCATCATACGCATTATCAGCATCATACGCCTTATCAGCGTCATTCGCTAGCAATGCATCAACTGCTGCTTCAGCATCATATGCTAATAATGCATCAACCGCAGCTTCAGCATCGTATGCTAACAATGCATCAACCGCAGCTTCAGCATCATACGCTACTACAGCATCATACGCTTATAATGCTATAAGTTCTTCATTCGCAACATCCGCTGCAAATGCAACAACTGCATCTTATATATTAAATGCCGAAAGTGCATCATACGCCTTATCAGCGTCATATGCACAAACAGCATCATACGTCTTAAATGCCATTAGTGCATCCTTTGCAACATCGGCTGCAAATGCAACAACTGCATCATACGTTTTAAATGCTGCAAGCGCATCATATGCCTTATCGGCATCATATGCCTTATCAGCGTCATACGCTAATAATGCATCAACAGCTACTTCAGCATCATATGCTATTAATGCTTCAAATGCATCATCAGCATCTTATGCTACAACAGCATCTTATATACTAAATGCCGTTAGTGCATCATTCGCAATATCAGCATCATATGCTGTATCATCATCTATAGCAACTAACGCTGTTACAGCATCATATATTTTAAATGCCGCTAGTGCATCATACGCTACAACGGCATCATATGCTAAATATGCTGAAACAGCATCATATGCTGATAACTTTACCGTAGCAGGTACATTAACAGCACAAACAATAATAGTACAAACAATATCATCATCCGTTATTTATAGCTCAGGTTCAAATAAATTCGGTAACGATTTAAGCAATACTCAGCAATTTACGGGAAGTGTTACAGTAACGGGTTCATTAGCTGTTAACGGCTCTAACGTTATCTTAACTAACCAAACAGCATCAATGTCTGTAGCAAGTGCCTCATACGCTACTACAGCATCATACGTAGAAAATGCTCAAACGGCATCATACGTCTTAAATGCCGTTAGTTCATCGTTTGCAACATCAGCTGCAACTGCAATAACAGCATCATATGTTCTAAATGCAATTAGCGCATCATTTGCTACTAGTGCTGCTAACGCTACATCAGCATCTATCGCTACAAATGCAGTTACAGCATCATACGTTTTAAATGCTATAAGTGCATCATATGCTTTATCTGCATCTTACGCTTTAACTGCATCTTATGCCTATAATGCATCAAACGCTTCTAGTGCATCATATGCTACTACAGCATCATATGCTTATAATGCAATAAGTGCATCGTTTGCAACATCAGCTGCTAATGCCACATCTTCATCTATAGCAACTAACGCAGTTACAGCATCACTTGCCTTAAATGCTAATACAGCATCTTATGCTACATTTGCCATAAGTGCATCTCAAGCAACAAGTGCTTCTCTAGCAGTAATAGCAACTTATACCTCAGAATGGATTTTAGGAGCTAATGGAAATAGCGATTATACTTTTACAGGACCTGGATTTACAGGATCAGCTAATGATCCTAATATTTACTTAGTTAGAGGTCAGCAATATAAATTTACTAATACAATGGGCGCCCACCCATTCAGAATCCAATCAACTGTTAATGGATCTACAGGCACTCAATATAATAACGGTGTAGTAAACAATGACGTTTCAAATGGTACTTTAACATTTAATGTACCAATGGATGTTCCTGAAATTTTATATTATCAATGTACTGCTCACAGTGGTATGGGCGGTCCTATTTATATTTTAGATCAAAGTCCAATCTCAGCATCATATGCTGCTACAGCATCATACGCTTATAATGCAATAAGTGCATCATACGCTACGTTTGCATCAACTGCTACAAGTGCCTCATACGCCACTACAGCATCATACGTTTTAAATGCCGTTAGTGCATCATATGCTACAACAGCATCATCAGCAGATGACTTCTTAGTAAGAGGAACTCTTACCGCTCAAACAATAGTAGCACAAATAATAACATCAAGTGTTAACTTTGTAACTGGATCTACACATTTTGGAAGTATTATAACCAATACTCATCAATTTACAGGTAGTGTAAGCATATCTGGTTCACTAACAATACCTAATGGTGTAGTAAATGATTTAACTGCATCATACGCTATATCAGCATCTTATGCATTAAATGCATCAAACGCTACTAGTGCCTCATTTGCTACTAATGCTATATCATCATCAATAGCAGCTAACGCAGTTACAGCATCACTGGCATTAAATGCTAACACAGCATCATTTGCATTAAATGCAGTAAGCTCATCATATGCCGCAACCGCATCCTATGTAGCCAATGCTTCAAGTTTCCCTTTTACAGGTTCAGCTCAGATTACTGGATCTCTAGGGGTAACAGGTTCAATATCAATACAGGGTAGTGGATCTAATCTATTTACAATTGATGGAACATTAGGTAGAATGTTTACTATTGATGATACTGTTTCAGGTTCAATATTCTCAGTAAGCACAGGTAGCCTAGCAATATTAGAAGTATTCTAAGATAAGAAAATAAATATGAGCGGCAGTGTAATTATCACTGGCTCATTAAACGTAACAGCAGGCATAACAGGATCATTATTAGGAACTGCTAGTTGGGCTCAAAATGTCACTACAGCATCCTATGTTTTAAATGCCGTATCTGCATCATATGCTACTACATCATCATACGCTTATACTGCAATAAGTGCATCATTTGCAACATCAGCAGCAACCGCCACTACTGCATCTTATATATTAAATGCAGCTTCAGCATCATACGCCTTAACAGCATCATTTGCTTTAAATGGTGGAGGAGGTGGTGGAGGAGTAATAAATGTACTAGATGAAGGCGTAAGTCAAGGATCAGCATCATTTTTTAACTTTGTAGGAGCTGGAGTAACAGCGACCGTTACAAACGGTACAGCATCACTATCCATAAGTGGTGGCGGTAGTGGTAGCGGAGTAATAAATGTACTAGATGAAGGTGTAAGTCAAGGATCAGCATCATTCTTTAACTTTACCGGAGCCGGAGTAGCAGCAACTGTTACAAACGGTACAGCATCTGTATCTATAAGTGGTGGAGGTGGTGGAGGAGTAATAAATGTATTAGATGAAAATATAAGCCAAGGATCAGCATCATTCTTCAACTTTACTGGAGCTGGGGTAACAGCAACCGTTACAAATGGTACAGCATCATTATCTATACCAGGAGCAACAGTTAATGGATCTAATGTAATATTGGTTCAAGCAATAGCAGCAACAACATGGTCATTCTATCATAATTTAGGAGAGCAGTTTCCTGTATTTACTATATTTGATAGCAATGATGATGTAATAATGCCAGCAAGAATAAATGCAGAAAACTCAAACACAGCATCTATATACTTTTCATCTGCAAGATCTGGTAAAGCAGTAGCTGCGAATTGTGGATTTAGTGGCTCAGTACCATCTGCATTAACAGCATCGTATGCAACTAACTTTACAATAGCAAATACATTAATATTTGATCAAACACTAACTGATTACTCTATAGTAACATCATCAATAGTAGGATCAAATAACCTATTTACACAAGTAACAGGATCACATACATCTGCATTCTTTAAGTATACAGTATCAAGTGGTTCTAATGCAAGAGCAGGTGAAGTAATGACAGTATGGAATGGCGGAACAACAACATACACTGATACATCAACAACTGATATAGGTAGTACATCAATAGTAACATCTTCAGCAGCAATAGTAGGAAGTGATATACAGTTTAATATATATACAGGTACATCAGGATGGAAACTGAAGTCCCTAGCAACATACATGTAATAAAATAACAATATGATATACGATAGTATTATAGTTACGGGATCAGCCCAAGTATCAGGTTCACTAAGTGTGACAGGCGGTATAACTGGATCACTTCAAGGTACAGCATCATTCGCAACGACAGCATCATACGTAGCAAATGCTTCATCATTCCCATTCACAGGAAGTGCCATTATAACTGGTAGTTTAGGTGTAACAGGATCACTTAACGTAACCAATGGCATAACAGGTTCACTCCAAGGAACATCATCATACGCTTTAACAGCATCCTTCGTAGCAAACGCATCTTCATTTCCATTCACAGGAAGCGCCATTATAACTGGTAGCCTAGTAGTAACAGGCTCTACAACATCAACAGGCGGATTTACAGGTTCACTATTTGGAACTGCATCATTCGCAGCAACAGCATCATACATACAAGCATTAAATACGTATGTTACAGCAAGTAGAACATTAACTATTAATGGAGAATCATACGATTTAACAGCAGACAGAAGCTGGACTATTCCATTATCAGGTTCAGTTAGAAACATACAGAAATTTACAGCTACATCAAACCAAACATCATTCACTATTAGTGGTGGTTATGTTACTGGATTAGTAGATGTATATGTTAACGGTGTTAAATTAGACAAAAGCGGCGACTTTACAGCAACAAACGGCACTACAGTTGTATTAACAGTAGGTGCTATGCTTAACGATATAGTAGAGGTATATAATTATGTATCTGCCTTTACAGCAAACAATACATTACGAGTGGTAACGCCATTCACAGCAACCGCATCACAAACCACATTTACAGTGGCATATACACCAGGGTTTGTGGATGTGTTCTATAATGGTAGCAAATTAGCGGCATCAGAATTCACAGCAACAAATGGTACAACCATTGTGCTAGGTACAGCCGCTCAACTTAACGATATTATAGAGGTAATAGCATACAGCTATACTGTAGGTGCATTTACCGGAATTGGTGGTTCAGGTACTGCTAATTACGTAGCTAAATTCACATCAGGAAGTACAATAGCCACTAGCTCAATATATGATAGTGGCTCAAACGTAGGTATTAATACAATTAATCCAATCTATACATTAGATGTAAGTGGATCAGCACGATTCACTAACAGCGCAACAATAACAGGTTCACTTAATATAAGTGGTTCAAATACTTTAATAGGAACAAAAACAATAACAGGTAGTGTATTCATTAGTGGATCTAAAACAATTATAGGAACTAATACAATTACAGGTTCACTTAATGTATCAGGTAGTATAACATCTACAGGTATATTAACGGCTCAAACGTTGGTAGTACAAACTATTACATCGTCCGTGCTATATAGTAGCGGATCAAACATATTTGGAAATTCATTAGCAAATACACAAACGTTTACTGGATCAGTTAGTATAACTGGGTCATTAACATTAAATAATATAGCAATACCTACTTCCGCTTCATTAGCATCTACCTATCTACAATTAGCCGGTGGTACACTTACAGGTGATTTATCAATAGCATATACAACTGCAAACTTAAGATTGTTTCTTAATAATACTACTGCAACAACAGGTAGAAGTTGGTATTTAAATTCTTATAGTAATGGTAGTTTATATGTAGGTAATGCAACAGCAGGAGACATATTTAATTTTTCTTCTACAGGAGCAGCTACATTCTCAGGTGCATTAACTGGTTCAAGTGCTACGTTTAGTAGTAATGTAGGTATAGGTGGGGCAACAATAAGTTCTATGACTGCTGTTAGTGGTATTGAATTAGTACAAGGTTCTCAAATAGCAAGTAGAATACTTGCAAATGTTCCTCAATTATATATATCAAGTAATGTAGCAGGTGATTCTTATGCACCAACATATAAAGTAAATGGATATGCTACTCAATATAGATTGCAAGGATATGATGGAACTCATGTATTTTATACAGCACCATCAGGAACAGCAGGTAATGCAATTACTTTTACCGGTTCATTAACTATAACCCCAACAGGTAATGTAGGTATAGGAACAACAAGCCCTGTAAGTCCATTACATCAAGTAGCAGGTGGAGGAGCATATACAGGAGAAGCAAGATTTGGAGGTTCTGATTCTTCTTTTGGTTTATTATTAAATTATAGTCAAGCAGGAGCAACATCCGGTTCAATATACTGTTCACCTGGATATAGTAATGCATCTATATTATTTAAATTAGGAGCAGGTAGTGGTAATACAAACCAATTAGTTTTAACAGGTGGGGGCAATGTAGGAATAAATACAACAAGTCCATTATCTAAATTAGATATATCAGTTGGAAATCAAACATCATTAGGTTTATTTTCTGCTTCAGGCACTAGCATAACATCAGCAGGCGGTTCAACAGGAAATTTATATCAAATATCATTTGGATATGGTGGTGGAACTTATGGTTCATCAACAATAGCAGGATTAACAGAATCAAGTACAGGATATAATACAGGTGCTTTGATATTTGCTACAAGAACTCTTACTACTGATACAGCCCCTGGAGAAAGAATGCGTATCACCGCGGCAGGCAAAATAGGAATGGGAGTATCTATGACAACCCCAGAGGCACAAGTTACAATAGGGGTATCTAGTGTAAGTACAGTAGGTGCTTTAGCAAGTGCAGGATTGGCAATAAACACTAACGATAATAATACAGCAGTTGGTAATTTAGCTCAAATTTCTTTTGGACTTCAAAATGTATATACTCCTGCATATATAGGATATGTAGTAACAACTGCTACTGCTTACACTTATGGTGATTTAATATTTGGTACAAGAGGTGGAAATACTGATGTAGCACCTTCTGAAAGAATGCGTATTACAAGTGGGGGTAGAGTAGGAATTGGAACTACTACTATTAATAGTGAAATGTTAACAATAAATCAAACAACTGGAAACGCATCTGCATTATATGTGTATACAACGGGTGTTACAACAGGACAAAGCTATGGTTTAACTGTAGCAGCAGGAACAAATAATTCAGATAGGTCTTTTGCAGTATATAGTCAGAGTAGTAGTGAATATTTTAAAGTAAGAGGAGATGGAAATATTTTTGCATTAGGTATTTATAATAATACATCTTCAAGTGGTACTCAAGTCAACGTAGATTCATCAGGAAATTTATTTAGATTTACTTCATCTTTAAGATACAAAAGAGATATTGTTAGTTATACAAACGGATTAACTGAATTATTAAAAATTGAGCCTAAATTTTATAAAAGTAAAAATACAAAAGAAGGAGAAAAAGTATTTGCTGGTTTAATAGCAGAACAAATTGATGAAATAGGATTAACTGAATTTGTAGAATATAATGATGAAGGCCAACCTGATGCAGTTCATTATTCAGCTATGACAGCACTATTAGGAAAAGCAATCCAAGAACTCAAAGCAGAAAACGACACATTAAAAGACATACTACAACGCAATAACATCATATAATGAGTAAAAATACACAAACATCAGGACTAGTAAACTATATAGCACATAGTGGCAGTATTGTGTCGGTATCGGGCAGTTTAACTGTAACAGGCAGTTTAAATGTAACCGGCGGAATGACAGGATCGTTTCAGGGTGTAGCAACAACCGCATCCTACGTATTGAATGCGGTTAGTGCATCATTCGCTACTACAGCATCATATGCTGTATCAGCATCTGTAGCAACTAATGCTGTTACTGCATCCTACGTATTGAATGCGGTTAGTGCATCATTCGCTACTACAGCATCATATGCTGTATCAGCATCTATAGCAACTAGTGCTGTTACTGCATCCTACGTATTGAATGCGGTTAGTGCATCGTTTGCAACAACCGCCGTAACATCATCGTTTGCAAATGCATTTACAGTAGCAGGCACATTAACTGCTACTACGTTAGTGGTGCAGACGATTACATCGTCTGTGCTGTATAGCAGTGGATCAAATATATTTGGAAATTCATTATCGAATACGCAAGTAATGACGGGGTCGGTTGGGATAACTGGGTCATTGAGTGTGATAGGAGGTAATGTAGGTGTAGGAATTGCAAGTCCAAGTAGAACATTTCAAGTAAAAAATAATTCTGATGGTCAAACAGCAGGTATTTCTGGAGCTACTTATGGTATTCGTTTTGATAACGGCGGAGCTAATAGTCTTAACATGTCTACGATCCATGGTACTGATTCTACATTAGCTGGAAGTTATCAATCAATAATGTTAAATGGACTAGACGTTAGATTCGGAACATCAGATACTGAAAGAATGCGTATTAGTGGTAGTGGTAATGTAATTATAGGAAATACCACACTAACAAATAGTGCAGGTTATGCAAGAGTATTAAATGTTTACGACGCATCAAGTGCAGCAGTAGGAATTACTATTCCATCTTATGATTATCAACTTGGTGTTGAAAGTGATGGTGCGCTTAGAGTTAGATATAATGGTTCAGCAAGACTTACCATAGCCTCTACAGGAGCAGCTACATTCTCTGGTAGTGTAAATGTTAATGGATTAGCAACATCTGCAAACTATAAATTAGGTGTAACGGGTGCAGCATTTATAAGTGGAACAAATAATAAAGGTGTATTTATAACTGATGCTGCAAGTTATGCTTCAATAGTAGGATTAAATAGTGCTATATCTGCGTATAATGCAATAGAAATAAGAGCAAGTGGAACAGATTATCAATTATATTTGGGTACAGATGGTAGAGTTAATATAAATACTGCTGTATCAAGTTATGGTGTTTTTAACACATACAAACTACCAGTAGCTAGTACTTATGTAGATCAAATAATAGTTCAAGGTACTGGTAATTATCCTTCTTTAAGATTAGGAACTTATGATTTATATGATGGTGTAATAGCTACTGCAGGTAATGATTTAAGAATATTATCAGGTTTGAATGTAACTACAGAAGATCATAATATAATATTTTATACTAGTTTTAACGGAGGTACAACTGGAGCACAGAACTATGAAAGAATGCGTATTACTTATAATGGTAATGTATTAGTAGGAAGAACTTCAAGTGGGTTAACAAATTCAAGTGGAATTACAATAGATGCTGGCTCTATACAAGCAGAAGTTAACGGATATGTATTTTATGGAAATAGAACAACATCCGATGGAACATTTATAGGTATACGAAGAAACAATGTTGATGTAGGTTCAATCTCAGTAACAACATCTGCAACTGCTTTCAATACATCATCCGATTATAGACTTAAAACTGATTTTAAAGAATTTAATGCATTATCAATAATAGATAGTATTACGACATACGATTTTGCTTGGAAAATAGATAATACTAGAGCATATGGTGTAAAAGCACATGAACTTCAAAATATATTACCATATGTAGTTTTTGGAGAAAAAGATGAAATAAATGAAGATAATAGTATTAAACCACAAGCAGTTGACTATTCAAAATTAGTACCTGTACTAGTAAAAGCTATTCAAGAACTACAAACACGCATAACACAATTAGAAAACAAATAATATATGGGCAAAACATTCTCAACAGGACTTTTAACCGATGGCATCTCCCAAGATTCATCCAACAACATAGGAATTGGTGTCGCTCCTAGCGGCACAAATAAATTTGAAGTGTCCGGCTCAACAAAACTAAATGGCAATGCTCTTATGTCAGGTTCACTCACCATAAGCAGCAGTGCAAACGCAATAATCCTACCAGCAGGCCAAACCATTGGACTTGGTACCGCTCAGATATATACGGGAACCGGCGGCAATAGTGGCAATATATTCATACAAGGTGCACAAACCAAATTATATGCAGATAAAGTTGTTTTAGAAGCAGCTACTGCTGCTGGTGTAGAAGTAATTGGTGGTACTAAACTGTCTGGATCATTTATAGTAAGTGGTTCAGCTACTACAATAGGAGCTACTACATTATCTGGATCATTAAATGTATCGGGTAGTATTACATCAACAAGTACTATTACTGCGCAAACGTTAGTGGTGCAGACGATTACATCGTCCGTGTTATATAGTAGTGGATCGAATATATTCGGAAATTCATTAAGCAATACACAAGTAATGACTGGGTCAGTTGGTATAACTGGGTCATTGACATTAAATAATATAGCAATACCTACTTCAGCTTCATTAGCATCTACTTATCTACAATTAGCAGGAGGTACACTTACAGGTGCTTTGGGTGGGACAAGTGCAACGTTTAGTGGCAATGTAGCAGTAGGGCAAGGAAGTACTGGTGTAGTTAATATAGGTGGTACAACCCCTTCAATCAATGCGGCTTCGTTTTTACGATTGCAGGGAAGCAACACTGCACAAAACTATGAAATATCAGTTAACCAGTACGTTGCAAACTCGATTTCAATTACGCCTTCCACTTCTCTTGGTGGAACAACGTACACAACTCCGATACTTACTATGTCCTCCACCAGTGGTCTATCCGTTACAGGAGCAGCTACGTTTAGTTCATCGGTTAAAATGGGTGGGGGTGTAGCATCCGGTACAATGTTAACAGTTGCAAATGGAACTAATGCAAGAGAGTTGCAAGCTGGTTATTCTACTGGTGCTGGGTATAATTATTTGCAAGTATATGACGGAGCAAATTTTCAGGCATTAAATATTAATAATACAATGCACTTTACTGGTAGTAGTGTAGGAATAGGAACTACAAGTCCAGGCCAAACTTTAGAAATATATTCTGCAGATGGTACTGGTATAAGATTAAAAAATTTAGGATCTTCAGATAAAAGATGGGATTTAGTGTTGAGTGGAAATGACTTTAGAATAAATGAAACTGGCGTTAGTGCAGCTATGACTATTAAAGCTGGTGGCAATGTAGGAATAGGAACTACAAGTCCAACTGCTAAATTAACAGTCGTTAAATTAACACGAAGTAGTACTTTAGGTGCTTCATCGGTTTTACAAATAAGTGATGCATCTGCAACAGGTCAAGCAGTAGGTGATAGAGCAGAAATTAATTTTTATACAAATTCAGACAGTTTAAGTGGAAATTTACAACACGCAACTATTGGAATTATTAAAACAAGTGCAACAGGAAATGAGACAGCAGATTTATATTTTGGTACATCAACAATAGGGGGTAGTCCTGTAGAAAGAATGCGTATTACAAGTGGGGGCAATGTAGGAATAGGAACAACAAGTCCACAAGCTACATTATCATTAGTTGGTGGTAGTACTTTAAGATTTGGTAATGATGGGGATTCTGGAACTAATACAATTTATTTAAGAGGAGGTACTACTGGAGATAAAAGTAATATAACATTAAATCATTATGGATATGCTGATTACACAATAAGTGCAGGTGGTACAGCAAATGGAGTTCTTTCAATAACTAAAACAGTAGGAGGTACAGATGGAATTGCAATTAATACATCAGGCAATGTAGGAATAGGAACAACA